GACCGTATACAATGGCGGGATATTTCATTTTTACTGACTCAGGGGGTTGAAAATACACATTTCGACTACCGAGAAGATTCTCGAATAAAGTCTGTAGTTTAAGCCTACTGGGCATTGTATACACCCCCTGTAGTCAGTATTAGTCTAGGGTACTGAACTTCGACATTTGTAATCTTCCATTTAGCACCCATGAACTCAACGTACCGCATCGAATGAAAATTCTCATTGGCAAACGGATCGGATACAATACTAATCTCATTTGCAACTTTGATGTTGTCGTTGAGTTGGTCGGTTGTTTGAAGTCTGCTGGTATTGCGGACAAGCTCTCCATAATAATTGCGAGGGGTAATCTGCTCCTTCCACACTCCCGGAGTCGTTTCCACCGTTACAGCGTAGCCAATTACTCCATAAAATTTTGCCATTTTGAATTTTCACCTCGATTAAGATTAACCAGCAGCCTCAAGTGTTACGCCGGTGAGACTGTAGGTCTTAGTAATAGATTCTGTACCCTTAGTGGCGATAACCTTCACGCTCTGGGCATCCTTGTTGGTAACACGAATTACAATATTCATGTCAGAATCCAGTTTAACCGGGCCCTTAGTTCCACCGACCAATTCGACAGTAGTTGTTGCCCCGTCAGTAGGAGTAGTGGATACCTTCAACGCGATATAGTTACCGCTCTGTTCATCAACATTGCTACTAAACCCGATATACCCTGTTATGTGCTTCAGAGTGCCAGTAATAGCATCATTGGCAACAGAGACATTGGTCTGCAAATCGCTTACCAATTTACCAAAAAGTTCGCTCTCAACGGATTCTGGCTCAACCGTGAGAGCAGTTAAGGGTTTACGACTACCTCTTCAAGAGCGATGGCAGACATCACGCGAATGTTTGCACCGGAGCAACGAGTCTCCAGCAGACTCTTCTCCTGGTTGAAGTCGATATCAAAGTCAGTGAAATGAGTGATTTCTCCGCCCTTGGTGGCACCCAGAGAATAATCAGCCATGTTGCACATAATACCCAGAAGCTTCTTAGTCTTATCGTTAGCAGTACGAATCTTGCCCTCAAACTGCTCAACGGTGATGATTTCACCAACATTCAGTGCAGCAGCCAGATCACTGACCTTATCGTAGATACGGCGACCATTCAAGTCACGGGCGAGGAGCATGACATTGACCAGATGAGGAGCACAGTAGAAATCAGGAGTACCGGAACCCTTGTATTTCTCACGGGCATACAGCAAAGACTGAATGACAGCCTCGGCATAGATGTAGTTCTCTCCGAAATTGGCGCTGGTGTTGGTACCCTGAAGAGTCGCTTTCATCCCGGTGATATCGACGTCAGTGTGAATGGTGTACAGCTCATCGTCTAACCATATTGGACGGATCTTATCCTCGGCAATCTTGCCTTCAACGCCGACTTCACGGCCATCACCGATCATGATAGCAGTAGCCAGTTCTTCGTTCAGATTCATACGATCGATACCGTACATATACTGAACGACATCAAAATCTGTAATATCGATGATATCATCACGGTCAACCTTACTCTTCACATAGACAGTCTGGGGATCAGTGGTTCTATGGATCAGCTGGATGTTACCCACATATCCCTTCTGAGTACCCTTCTTATATCCTTTAGCACGGAGGTTCTCGATGTTGCGAACATCTGCCTGACGAGTTCGAATACGGCTGATCGGACTCTTATGGACTTTAGTCAAAACTTTGCCGACCCAACCCTGATCGGTAGTAAGGAGTTCAGGGGCACCGGGACGAACATCCTGGTAGTCCGGGAACAAGGTTTCAATATTGTCAATTCCATGAGAAAAAGACTCATTGTTCTCTGCGTATAATTCCATGGCTGTCTGAAGACTGCCAACGCTGTTGTTTTTTGCAAGTTTGATGATCTCTACCTGATCAGAGTGCATCAGAACGCCCTCATTCTGGGTGTCTTCCCTGTCAAATACATTGTGCTTCATAGTAATATTTCCTCCTTTAGATTCGTCTTTTTCGTCATCGCTGTCATCGCCACCTTCGCTTTGTTCAAGTGCCTGTCCGATCAGTGCGTAGACGACGGTTTTCTGCTTCTCAGTAAGAGTTTTGAAAACATCGGCAACAGTTTCGTCCTCTTCTTCAGACTTGGTCTCCGGTTCTTCTTTCATAGGTTTTTCCTCCTCCTTTTTGTCAGCATGATACAAAGAAATATTTTCGCCGGTATAAATAATGGCCTCCTCATCAGATATCTCTCCATGCTGCATCACAGAATCGATAAAAGCTCCGGGGTTTGCACCTGCCATAACGAGACTCACCTCACGAATTGCGCCATGCAATACGTTTGAACCCTGCTGTTCCAACTGGTTTGCATAGATGGACAACTCGGAAATGTCGCCATTCTCGACCAAAATTTTTGCGCTCTTCCCGGATTCAGTGTCATTGAACTTACCATAGGCGTAGACCCCTTCGTCCCGATTCTCAAGTTTGGCATGCCCAAGAACATTAAGTGGGTCGTTGTGTTGGTGGTTCCATACTAAAGGGACTGTCTGCCCATCATTATCCTTAAATGCATCTTTTCGGATGGTTCGGCCATCGGAGCATTTGAGATTATTTCGGGTAGCCCAGCCACTAAAATCAAATTCCATTTTGAATTTTCCTCCTTTTATTCATAGTTATTGTATCGACCCTTCCTGAGCCGCATCATTTACAGGATCGAATTGATTCTCCGACGGCGCCCTCAAATTTTTATTCTTGAGTTCGTCAGCCTTCGGATCATTAGACGGCTTCATCCCGATAATCTGTCTGATCTCGTTTGAAGACGTAATCTCGTTTCGAGTAAACTTATCCGCAATTTCCGCGATGTCATTTACAGGAACGAGCTTGAACGGATCTCTGAAGAATAAAATCGACTGTAACTGCGACCGGACGGTTTTCGTCAGAAACTTTCGTTTCATCTCGTCGACAATGGCCGACAGGATCGGTTCAATTGTCCGGTTGTAATAATTGAGCATCGTTTTGTCGTCGGCGGAACCATCCAAGATACTCTGAGTAATACCTAACTGGCTGTAAAGCATACTCGTCAGGTATTCGATCTGTTTCATTAGATTGTTCTCAACCGGCCGGTTAAGCTGTGTTATACGCTCGGTGCCATCAGTATAAGCAATGCCGAATTTAGAACCTGACAACTGATTCTCAATATCGTTACGCCGTTTTTCAGCCTGTGTACGCCTTGCTTCTGTCTTAATGACATACGGCAGTTGAATAATCAAATCCAATTTACCGGAGCTGCTCTGCTCATCAACCGCGTCCAAAAGGTTAAGCTTTCGAATCAGACGCTGCATCGTTGAACTTGGTTCGTTCATAACAGCGTACAAAGGATTCTCAATGATACCGATCATGTTTTTTGGCATCGTAATATCCTCTTTCTGACCTGTCTTTTCGTTGTAAACGCGAACCTTAACATGCGCCGGATACCATTCCAAAATCTTACCGGTGCGCATTGAATTGATATCATAGGCACCGGTAGTCTTTGAATTAAAAGTGGTGTCCACAGGGACAATGGCTACGCTTCCTTCATCCAGCATTGACATGACCACGTCCTGTATAAAAGCCCTGCCGGTCTGGTCAAGATTGGCTTCGAGAGACAAACATGTGTTTAATCCTGAATCAATAACCGACAGGAACCGGTTATTGTCATCTAACCTCACGTGCTGAATATTAATAGAAGAAGCGTCCAACGCAATACGGTTATACACCGATGTTACGATTGAACGCTCATTTCCCCGGGTAAGCCTTGGTCTGTCCGGTCTGTAAGAATATCCGGGTCCGACATCTCTGTAATAGCCTGTCGGATCTTTGTTCATAAAAACATTCCAGGCATGTTTAAGCCTGGAACCAAAAGCTATATCCATATTTAATTATCACCTTCTCCTTGATCACAAATCTCGGCTTAATCTTATATCATTAGCCCAATATCGCTTCAACATATCTTTTTCCGTTTTCTTTACGAACCTTTATTTCTGACACTGCAAGCGAATCTATCTGTTCTAAGGCATCGTTGGCTTTTTTGGTTATGTTATTGTATTGTCTTTCGGTCATCTTTTTTCCGCCATACTTACTCATGTCAGCAAAATAACTAACCGTATCGTCTGAGTATTTTTCTATAACTTGGGATTTCGTCAATGACTTTTGATTTTTTGCAGCGTTTAACGCTCCTTTAACTTCACGCTTTTTAACTCCTTCTCCAACTTTTAAACCGTATTTCCTGCTGAGTGTCTCAGAACGTTTGGTATCGCGTATGGCTTTTCTCTTCCCCCATTTCATACCTAAAACCCCGTCATGATATGGTTCATTGTTATAATTGTATTGTGACATATTTTTTATCCCCCTATTCAAAAGCATCTTTGTTCGCCTTATAAGCGATGTAGGCATCCATCATAGCGGCAACAGCATCAATCTTTTGCTCATACCGCTTCTTGAGCAACTTCCTGTTTCCGTTCGTATCTTCCAATGTAATGCAGTTGCCCATGGCGAAGGTCATTAATTCCTCGTCAAATAAAAGCATCCGCTCCTCGGAGAGTTTCTTTAACTCACCCAAAGGAACGGATTCTGTCTTTGCACCCTGTATAACTTTTTCAATACCGAAAGGACCGTTTTCAGCTTCCCACCGTTCAACAAACTCCTTTGCGTTGTACGGGTCAAAGCCGAAACATCGAACGTCGTAACCGCATTCGTTTATATGGTTGTCCAAGTCCTCGTAAACCTGCATCATATCAAGAACTGTTCCCTCAAGAACAACAAGACTCCCTTCCGCCATAAACTGATCATACTTGATTCGCATAGCCGCCGGAAGTTTCATCAGCGTAAGAGAAGATATATAGTTTCGGGTTTTAATACCGAAGCAGCCATTGGGCAACGGAAATAAAAATGTAAACGCACAGAAGTCGTCTCCCTGTGAAAGATCTCCACCCAAAGCGCAGGGAAGCTGCCAATACGTCCTTTTTCGGTGAGGAAGGGTCTCCTCATATGTAAAGTAATAAGTATAGCCTTCCATCGGAAGTCCAAAGCGTTTTGCCAAAATATCATTTCTGGCAGCGGGAGCTTTTTCAGCCCGTTCCACGTCGAGCTGGTATGTTTCATAAGTAACTGTCTTACCAATATTAGGGTTAGCTTTTGGCCACATCTCAGGATTAGAAACTTCATCAATTGAATCAAGTTTATACCACCAAATCGAGACATGAGGATTGATGTATTCTCCTTTTAGGATATCCATCAACTCCATTTTAATTGTATCGCCACTTCCATTACGAACAGTGCCTTCAGAGCTTGTAGCTATGATAAGATAGTCATCAATCTTTGAAGCGCCCTGCTCAATTGCACCTATAACATCCTCTCTGATGTCACCCGAAAGCCATTCATCCACAGTAGCTATCTTACATCTAAGTCCCTGAAGCTTGTTGATACTCATCGGCCGTATCTCAATGA